CTGGCTGACGCCGACCCGCTGGTCGAGATGGCAGAAGCTAAAGGTAGAAGTGAAGGTGAGTGGGTTGCGGCTAAGACGCTGCACGACGCTGCCGCCGATGGTGACGCCAAGGCCGCGCTCGACATACTGAAGCATCAGCACGGCTGGGTGGCAAAGCAGCAGATCGACGTCAACATCGACCAACAGATCAGCATTACCGGCGCGCTGGAGAAAGCCCAGACGCGCGTCATCGAAGGGCTGTACACTGAACTGCCCGCACTAGAGGATAAGCAACAGGATGCAAAGGCCAATTTACACAGCCGCCGACGAAATGGAACTGATGTCAAGGCTGTGGTCGCCCGGCCTAGCGAATGATCCTCTAGCGTTTGTATTGTATACGTTCCCTTGGGGTCAGCAGGGTACACCCCTGGAAAACTTTCCCGGACCGCGTAAATGGCAACGCCAGATACTGTCCGACTTGCGCGACCACATCAAAGCCAACCAAGGGAAGGTTGACTTTGACACGTTCCGCGAGGCGGTCGCGTCTGGCCGTGGTATTGGTAAGTCTGCCTTGGTTTCTTGGTTGGTAATCTGGATGCTGTCTACACGCATTGGCTCTACCACAATTGTATCGGCAAACTCTGAAGCGCAGTTGCGATCAGTCACTTGGGCGGAAATTACCAAATGGCTAGCCATGTCCTTGAACAGCCATTGGTTCGAGATAGCCGCAACGCGGATCATGCCCGCTAAATGGCTGACCGAGTTAGTCGAGCGCGACATGAAAAAAGGCACGCGCTACTGGTCTGTCGAAGGGCGTCTGTGGTCTGAAGAAAATCCAGATGCATATGCCGGTGTCCACAACTATGACGGCGTGCTGCTCATCTTTGACGAAGCCAGCGGTATTCCAGACTCGATATGGTCGGTCAGCGATGGTTTCTTCACAGAGAATACGCCGCACCGCTTTCATCTGGCTTTTTCCAACCCCCGGCGCAACACCGGATACTTCTACGAAACCTTCCACTCTAAACGGGCGTTTTGGCACACGCGCACGATTGACGCCCGCGATGTCGAAGGGACCGACAAGAACGTCTACCAGCGGATCATCGACGAGTACGGGCCAGACAGCTATCAGGCCAGCGTCGAAGTGTACGGCAACTTCCCGTCAGAAGGTGACGATCAGTTTATCGGCAGCGATCTAGTCGATGACGCCATGAAGCGCACGCCGACCAAGGACGCACAGGCCCCCATAGTGATTGGAGTTGACCCTGCACGTTTTGGAGCCGACGCTACCGTCATCGCCATACGGCAGGGCCGAGACATTCTGGAACTGCGGCGGCATCGCGGGGCGGACACGATGGAAGTGGTCGGCTACGTCATAGAGGCCATAGAGCAGTACAAGCCTGCGCTGGTCTGCATCGACGAAGGTGGGCTAGGTGCGGGCGTTGTGGATCGGCTGAAGGAACAGCGGTTCAAGATACGCGGAGTAAACTTCGGCAATAAGGCCAAGAACCAGACCATGTGGGGTAACAAGCGTGCTGAGATGTGGGGCGCAATGCGTGATTGGCTCAAGACAGGCTACATACCGTCGGATAGGTTTCTAAAAACAGACCTGATCAGCCCCCGCACCAAGCCTGACAGCAAGGGTACGCTGTTCTTAGAAAGCAAGAAAGACATGAAGGCGCGGGGGCTAGCATCCCCAGATGCTGCCGACGCCATAGCGGTCACGTTCGCATTTCCGGTAGCATCTGTAGATGTTCGACAGGTCGGCGTTGACAGACGTCGCGTGAGCAGTTATTCTGGCGGCGGAATTTCTACATCATGGATGGGGTCTTGACAGTGAAAAAAGGTTTATATGCCAATATTCACGCCAAGAAAGAGCGGGTCGCCACTGGATCAGGCGAAAAGATGCGTAAAGTAGGCGCTAAAGGCGCACCAACAGACAAGGCGTTTAAAGAAAGCGCCAAAACAGCCAAAAAAGGACGTTAAAATGCCTTCAGGTAAAAAAAATATCTACGGTGAACCCAGCAAGGCTCTCTACAAGGCAGGGACGGTCAAGATGGAACGCGCTGCCGAAGCTAACCGCGACCCAGCCCGCAAAATACAGGCTATGAAAGCGTTAGCTCGCGAAGGTACTACCCGTGGGCCACAGATCATCCGCACAACGGTGAGTATGAAAACCACACCTACAAAGAAGCGTTAAGATGCCGTTGGTAAATTCACCCAGCAAGTCTGCCTTTCGTAAGAATATTAAGGCAGAAGTTGGGGCCGGAAAGCCAGCCAAACAGGCGGTCGCGATTGCGTATTCTGTACAACGTGAATCCGCTAAAAAAGGTAAAAAATAACCCATATGGCTGATCCGACAGGCATTAACATAGTAGGCAAGATTGCTGAACGCGGTGGCGATGACGCGAACATGCGCGGTGACGCTGAAACGATGTCCAAAATGCGTAACCGCCTCGCAACGGCTATGGCAGCGTATTCGGACAGCCGTGAGGATGAACTGGACGATCTACGGTTCATGGCTGGTAGCCCTGACAACCAATGGCAGTGGCCTGCGGACGTATTGGCTACCCGCGGTGCGGTACAAGGGCAGACAATTAACGCACGACCATGCTTGACAATTAACAAACTGCCGCAGCACGTTCGTCAGGTAACAAACGAGCAGCGCCAGAACCGCCCAGCGGGCAAAGTCATTCCAGTCGATGACAACGCAGACGTTCAGGTAGCTGAGATTTTTGACGGCGTCGTGCGTCACATTGAATATATGTCCGACGCCGACGTAGCTTACGACACGGCCTGCGATAACCAAGTAACCTACGGCGAAGGCTATATTCGCTTGATCACTGAGTATTGCAACGACGAGTCGTTCGACCAAGACGTTCGCATTATGCGCGTCCGCAATGCATTTAGTGTTTACATGGACCCGACAATACAAGACCCATGTGGCGCTGACGCTGAATATTGTTTTGTCACGCAGGACATGACCAAAGAAGAATATGAGCGCGAATTTCCAGACGCGTCACCTATTTCGTCAATCCTGTCTACCGCTGTTGGCGACGAAAGCATGTCTGCATGGCTTGACCAAGACACGATTCGCATCGCGGAATATTTTTATTACGAACACAAGCGCGAAACACTAAACCTGTACCCAGATAACGTGTCTGCGTTTAAAAATACCGACAAAGACAAGCAATTGCGTAATATGTACGGCAAGCCGATCAAAAGCCGCGAAGTTGACCGTAAAAAAGTCATGTGGATGAAGACCAACGGCTATGATGTACTTGATGAGCGCGAGTGGCCGGGCAAGTACATACCTGTCGTGCGCGTTGTCGGTAACGAATTTGAAGTTCAGGGTCAGATTTATGTGTCTGGCTTAGTGCGGAACGCCAAAGACGCGCAACGCATGTACAACTATTGGACTAGCCAGGAGGCAGAAATGCTGGCGTTGGCTCCAAAAGCACCTTTTATTGCTTATGGTGGTCAGTTCGAGGGCTACGAAAACCAGTGGAAGACTGCCAACACGACCAACTGGCCGTACTTGGAAGTCAACCCTGACGTTACAGACGGCGCAGGCAACACCCTGCCGTTGCCACAGCGCGCGCAGCCACCGCTACCCCAAACAGGGCTGATACAGGCTAAAATGGGCGCTGGTGAGGATATTAAGGCCACTACAGGACAGTATGACTCGTCGTTGGGTATGCAAGGCAACGAACGGTCGGCTAAGGCCATCACAGCCCGTGAAAAGCAGGGCGACGTAGGCACTTACCATTATGTTGACAATCTGGCCCGCGCGATTCGTCACATTACACGCCAGTTGGTCGATATTATCCCTAAGATTTACGACACGCAGCGCATCGCACGCATCATTGGCGTTGACGGTGAAGTCAGCATGGTCAAAATGGACCCTACACAGCAAGAGCCTGTCAAAGAAATTCGCGATCAAAATGGCGGAATGATCGAAAAGATATACAACCCGTCAATCGGTACATACGACGTTATGGTGACAACTGGCCCTGGCTACATGACCAAGCGTCAAGAGGCGCTTGACGCCATGAGCCAGATTTTGCAGTCAAACCCGCAGCTTTGGACTGTGGCTGGCGATTTGTTTATTAAGAACATGGACTGGCCCGGCGCGCAAGAAATGGCCGCACGGTTCAAGAAAATTCTTGACCCCAAGGTGTTGGCTGAAGGCGATCAGTCGCCTGAGATGGCTGCTGCACAACAGCAGATGGACGCCATGACGCAAGAACTGAACCGGATGACTGATATTATCCAGAATGTTCAGGACAGTGTCGCGCAGCGCGAAGTGGACATTAAGGAATACAAGGCTCAAGTAGATGCCTATGACGCTGAAACTAAGCGTATTTCGGCAGTCCAAAACGGCATGACATTTGAGCAAATTCAAGATATTGTCATGGGTACAATTGCAGGCGCTCTCGACACGGGCGACTTGATCGGACAATCGCCAGAAATGCGCGAAGCGCCCGACATGAACGAACAAATGCCGCAGCAGCAACCAATGCCAGAAATGGGGGGTATGGGTGGTATGGAAGGCGCAGGCGGGATGCCTGAGATGCCCCAGCAGCCCCCTATGCCACNTGAAGGACCGATGCAATGACCGTAAGCCTTAAACATACTTTTCAGTCGGTTAAAACGGACAGCGTCGATCCTACGCTTGTTCAGCCGTCCAACTGGAACCAAGAACATATACTGACGGCTGCGGCGGGTAAATTGCTTGGCCGCGATACGTCAGGCGCGGGCGAAGTTCAGGAATTGCCTATTGCAGTGACCGCAACCGGCGATGTTGGTATCGGCACGAGTTCGCCAACGAGCAAACTGACGGCTGCGGGTATTATTGAAAGCACCACGGGCGGCTTTAAGTTCCCTGACGGCACATCACAAATTACAGCG